TTTGATGATCTCTTCGTCTGTTTCACCTCGTTTAAAGTAGTCTGTTATTTTACCTGCAGCGGCTCCTAATCCTATGGCTCCAGCTAATCCAGCAGCACCTCCAGCAATCTTACCATATCTACCCGGTAGTCTGCTTATGATTCTACGCATCATGCTTGGGCTTGGTTGTGTTGAAGTAGTGCCTGCTGGCTTTGGAGCTTCTAGTTTACCGAGTTTTTCTTGAGTAGATTGATATTGATTAAATAATTTGTTACCCCGGTTCTGTGCTATGTCAGCATTCTTTTGAGCTCCTTCTAATGTAGTAGGGTCTCCAAACCCTGATATCTTTGTAGCATCTGGACCTGCGGCTTTAGCTTGCTCTATCGTCCTCATGATATCTCTGTTCTTCTTAGCCGTACTAATGTGCGAGGTATCGCCTGTTTGCTCATTGATTAACTTTTGAACAGCAGAATTTTCAATAGCTTTATCAGGAGACATGTCACCAATTTGAACTCTGTTTTTATAATCGCTAAGTATCTGACGATAGTCTCCACCGCCTGCACCTGCTCTAGCTTTAAATTGTTTATCAAGCTCTACTCTTTTTTTGTCCACAGCTTCTAGCCACTCATTAGTATTTAACTTAGACGCTTGTTTTAAGTAGCTATCGTTAAACGCGTCAACACCTAAATGTTTTGAATATCTATCTCCGCCCATTCCTGTCTGTCTAGCAACCTGACCTCGGATGGCATCCATCCTTGCACGGTCTCTCTTCAAGTCGTCATACGACATCTTGCCATCATCCTTACGGAGTTCTTCCATAGCTTGTTTTACTAAATAGTGATCGTAGTTCATTGTACTCTTGTGTTGCCCCCATCGCCTAATAAATCAGATCCTTTATCCTGTAGGTAATTAAATGCGGTTCCTAAACCAGCTGCCGCTATCGCAGATAGTAATCCTTTCCTACCTTTCACAGCACCGCTTGCCGCAGCTTTAACTTTACTTTTACTCCAGTCAGCAACTTGATCTAACACTTCTGATATCTCTCGTTTAGTTGGTGGAGCTAAGAACTGATCTTTTGAAGCATATTGCATATATTCATAAGCTATTTTAGGATTCTTTCCAAAGGCTTTAGGTTGTTCCATACCTCTTCCTAGACTTGTTTTAGGCTGATCAAGTAATTGATCGTACATAGTGTTTATTGTTCCTCGTCTTGAACCTGCTGTAAGGGCACCTTGAGCTGTTGTGGTGTCGCCCCTATATCTTGGCACGTTTGGATTTTCAGCCATCCTGTTTATTTTTGCTATTCTTTCTGCCGCTGTTTCTGGAACAGGTTTGTAGTCTGGCACCTCACCGAATCCCGGCTTTGGTTTTGATGCCTCCCCTCTATATAAATCCCGTCCCATTTGATCAAAATCTTTAGGCACTGCTGCTGGACCTCTACCACCGCCCTGTTCTTCAGCTAATTCAGCAGCTAATTTTGAGTATTCAATTTTTTTAGCTGAGTCTAAATTTTCATATAAAGCACGCTGTTCTCGTGCACTAACACCCGCAGGGATTATTTGATTCATTTTTAACTTTGTAAGTCTTTTTTGTGCTTGCGGGGATGGGTCGAAAGGATTATTTTCATACACATCTTTCTGTAATGATATGTCTTCTTTAAATATTCCTTGCCCTACATTTTTCAAAGAGTTAATCGCTGACGTGAAAGCACCTTTTCTTTGATTTAATCTTTCAGGACTCGGCACAACTTGTTGAGCAATTTCACCCGTTAATTTAGCCATAGCATTCCCAGTCTGGGGTTCAAAGTTACCTAAGCCTATTAAAGTTTTCTTAGATGAATCCGATAGTTCTGGAAACAATATCTCAGAATATATAGGGAGTAATTGTTGTGTCATCCCATACGCTGCTAATCCACCAGTGCCTTTTACTGCACCTCTAAGAACACTGCCCTGAGTGCCTACAGTTAGGGGTTTAGCCATTTCCAAAGGTTTCTTAAAGTTTAAAGAGCCTTTACCATAAAGCACATCCATTCCTTGCAAAACTTTATTAGTTAAACCTTTTACAGTTTTAATAGGGTTTATACTAGGTTTGCCACTAAAGAAATTTTTAAGTCCAGCCCTGTCTTTGTTAACTTCATTAACTGCTCCTACAACAGCTGCAAAATTTTGAGGCATTGGATTACCTATTTGACTCGCAATTTGAGCCTGTGGAGTATGATTATCTTTCTGTAATATATTATTGAACATCTCTTTTGATTTGCTTAGTTCCATGTCCTGCTTCTTATCGTAAGCTATATGCGTAAAGGATGCTTCTAAGTTGTGTAGTGAATCAGATATTTTATTCTGTATCCACCCCGGCAACTGATCTTCTTCATCTAAAGCATCGTGCATCATGTCTGCTAAATCAGATACTCTATCTAATTGTACTTTAGCCATAGCACCTTCATCTTCAGCTTTCTGTATCCATGCTTCATATTTTTCCATCTTTGTTACGTTTTTGGCACCAGCTGTTAGTCTAGCCACCTCTCTATCAAATGCGGCTTGAGCTAAGTCAGCTCTCATTTGTAGCGGCATTCTTTGATCAGGGCTAATCTGCATTGCTCGTTGAGGGCTTGCAGGTGGAGGTGTGTATGCAAATCTATTCACATTTCCTGAACCTTGTAGTCCGATGCTTTGTAAAGCACTATTAATTATTTCTTCTTTTTTTTCTGGTGCCACATTAGGTATGTTTATCTGATCAGGGGGTTTTATATCCAAAGTATATGTTGACGTGCTTGGGACATCCTTCCCTTTAGTTTCATTAATAACTCTAGGCATGAACACTTCCGTCCCTTTAAATTCAGTCTCTGATGAACTAGGGTCGTAAGTATACTCTGGTCCCTTTAGTTCTTCTGGTGGTGGTTTAATTTCCTCACCGCTAGGTCCTGCTTCGGGAAATTCTGTAATGTAACTATCCGAGCCACCTCTACCAAAAACTGTGCCTGCTTGACCGGGTTGAAATCTTAGAGGGACTCCAACTGCATCAGGGTCATCAGCAGTTACTTTAATTTTTTCCGTAATTCTTTTAACTGACTCTGGATATAGTTCTCTATAAGTTTGATCAAAACCCTCAGCATACCTTCTAGCATAATCTGCATAGCCCGTTGGCGTAGGTTCTTTTGATTTAGACTTATACTGAGCATAAGTTGGGAAATTAATTTTTAATTTTTTTTCTGGAGTAACCCCTGTAGTTTCTTCTTTTATTTTTTCTTCTACTTCTTCTTTTACTTCTCTTGAACTCTTATCTGCGTCTTCTTCACTAGAGTCAAGTCCAAAAGCCTCACCAGTTAATAAACTATTAATACCCTCGTAAAGTGATTCTAAAGCTCTCTCACCAGCAGCAGTTCCAATATCTTTCACGGCTTGCTTCCCGTCCTCCGCAGCATCACTCATTTCATCTTTCATTAGGTTAGAAAATAAATTCATAGACTTCTCAATAGAGCTGAGTGTAAAAGATGGTGGCTTATAGTTCGGATCTTGCATAGTCCCTCTAATTGATGGGTCTACTTGATTGGCTGCTAATATAGGTGAATCAGGATTATAGTATTTATAATTTGTTATCTCGCCTGTATCGGGATTTGGAGCCAAGAATGATGCTTCTTGAGTATTGCTACGATCTATTTGCCCTGTTTGCATACCTGCTATATCTTCTTTAGCTTTAGCTTCAGCCTCTAATTCTGCTGGATTTAAATCTCCTCTTAAAGTTGTATTACCCGCTTCATCTGTGACACCGTAATTAGTGATAGCTACATCTGGTACTTTTACGTTTCCGTACTCATCAAATTCAGGTAGTCCATCTGCTGCGTCCTTAGCCATAAAATCTAAAAACGCTTCTTTAGCGAGTTTCTTTGTTGCATATGTTTTAGGAGATGGAGCAAGTTTCTTTGCAGACTTATATTCATTTTCTGCAAAGTGTTCAGATTCATCTTTATTTCGATCACCTAAATCTTGACCTGCTTGATTAACTATCTTAGAGGGTGTTGGGTTGTCTGGGTCATCATAGCTTACAGGTGCATGACGCACATAATCAGGCTCTACGTATTGAGGAAAACCTAATTCCTCTAAGTGCCTTTTGTGCTCAAGCTGTCTTGCATGTCTATTGACTAAAACTGCAGCTTGTTTTTTACCGATACCCGGTACTATTTCTTCACCGTTAACAGCCATGTTTATCTACCTTTTCGTTTTGTAGCTCTTGTTTTCTTTGGTGCACCAACTGCTTTTGGTTTATTAGCAGCTACTCTTTTTTCAATATTTTTCATGGTGCCTGCTCCAGTTATCACAGGTTGTTGCACATTTACACCCATGTTAGCTGGTCTATTCATTGTAGTAGCTTTAGGCATTTGACCTGCTGCTCCACCAACCATAGGGGCTTTCTGTATGTTTTTCATATTCACTCCCGGAGGTACTCCTACTGGAGCTGGTTTAGAAGACTCCCCCATGCCAAACACTCTTTGAATTTCACTAAATGCTGGCATCTTAGGTCCATAATCAAACGGGTTTGCGTATCCTGCTAACGAGCTTAATGTATCCCCTATCACTTTTTGATCTTTTTTATCTATATTTAAACTCGATGCAATTGGTTTTAATGATACTTCTGGTAGTCCTGCTAAAATAGCTATACCGAGAGTCATATATTTATTTTTAGGGAGGGTGCCTCTAAGTCCTTTTTTACCAAACTTAAAGATGTTAGCTATTCCACCTTCTACTTTTTTAAGTCCACCAGCAATCGAAGGAAGAAGTTTTTCAGCTTTTAGTGTAGTGCCAACTTTTTTAGGTTCTGTAATAATTTCTTTTACAGCTTTACCACCTTGTTGCGTAATTTTTTCTCCTACCTTTACATCCTTCATTGATGCGTCAGTAAATTTATTCTGTAAAAAATTAAGCACATCCTTGCCTTTATTTTTTGAGGCTGAAAACCCAGATATATTTGCATATAATTTATCTATACCTGCACCAACTTTAGTTGCATTTTCTACTAAATTTTTACTTGCTTTTTTATATGACCTAGTGCCTAAATTACCAGCACCAATAGCAACTAATGCGTTTCCTATCCTATCACCAATACTGTAAGGATCAGTGTCCACATCGTCATCATCGTCTTTGCGTAATTCAAAAGCTGCTTCCTTTACTAAATCTTGCACTGTCATATCTGTTATAGATTTTTGTAAAGGATATTTAGTAAATTTAGATATTATAGGAGCTAGTTGTGATCCCATGCTATCAGGTGCTGGAGCTTTCTCCATATTGTTTTCCAATAGTCCATCACCAGATGAACCCGCTGTGGTTGCTCTTTTAACAAATTCATCTATAGCATCTTGCCCTTGTGATGCAATGTTACTAGGTATTTGTAAGTTCCCTACATATTTAGTTGCACCGGGACCACTAGTGCCTGCATCTTCAGGTGATGGTGTTGGGTCTACGTTTACATCTAGACTACCTCGTTTAGCACCCGCAGCCATATCAAATGTAAAGCCCGGATCTCCCGGTTGTGGTTTTGATGGTTTAGATAATGCTTGTGGTCCTCCCTCACCCATAGTAGAAGGTGCTGTACCCATTGCTCTTGTGCCTGTTTCTGTTGGAGCACCCTCATCCATAGCTGATGTGCTACCTATTAATGGGCTTGGGTTGGACGGGCTAAATGGTGTTGGTGAATCGAAATCATCATCAGATTGAAATTCATATCCTATATTATCGTAAGTTTTAGCTGGTCCAAATATTGGTTTGTATTCTCCTAATCCACCCGGAGTAGTATCTGATGGATCTGATGGACCTTTACCCCGTGGTGGTCTTTCTGGTCGTTGAATACTACCCGGAGTAGCTGCACCATAGTCTACTGGTGCTTTACGTAGCTCTTGTATAGCTTCTTTAATTAAACCAGTGTATACTGGCTTTTTGTTAGATGTTTCTAAAAGAGATTGTAATTCTTGGTTTTTACCCTTAATACTTATGTTAGGTAAGTTTTTACCTTCGGGTTTTTCTTCACCGTAGACAGACGGCGTTGATGCAGCAGGCTTTCCTAAAATTTTTTTAGCTAAACCTTCGGCTCTAATTTCTATTTTAATGTCTGGGAATCTATCTTTCTTCATACTATATTATACTATCTCCTTTAATTTATTTAAAAATAATTGTTTAGTTATTGACTTTTCACTTAGATTAACTCTAGGGTCTAAATCTTCTGGACTTATAGCTGGCATGGGTCCAGCCCTTTTACCAAAATCTCTTTCTTCCAGCCGTCTTCGAAGCTCTGCCTTATTCCCTAATCCCTCATTGAATATACCTTCACTAGTAGGTAGATTACTGAATGTTCTAGTGCCTGTAGCAGATGGGGAAATCCCTTCCCTCTCTCTGTATCTTGTATCTATAAAGAAATTAGGGTTTTGATATTCATCTATACCCGCCTCATCAGATACTCTCGTAAATGCTTCGGGGTTTTTTGGATCTCCATAGAAACCTCTAAAATTAGAAAAGGGATCTTCATCGCTTTCTTGTGCTTTCTTTAGACTTCTTTTAATTTCTTTGGCTAGTTTATCCCTTCTGTTGTCTCCGGGACTACCATCAGTAAATTTTTTATAGCCCTCTTTTTTAGCTTGTGCAGTTGCGATGGCTATTGCTGTAGATTTGTCAGAGTCATTATCTTCTTTAGTTATCCAACTTATAAACATCTGTTTAAATGAAGGCATCTCTGATTTAGAAATAGCAATTATTTCTGGTTCGGGAGCTGGGTCGTGAGACTTAGTTAAACAACTTCCGTCTACACATGACCCTTCCGCTTTATCACCTTTAAGTAATTCAAAATGAGCGTTCTGATTTACTCCCTTTTCACATATAGTTACTTCTGCTAGCTCCATATCATCCACTTGTAATATAGAACTACCATCAGATTTCTTTATATCTTTACTCTTAGTAGCACTTCCTGCAATGGAGTAAGACTTCATACCACCTTTTTCAATTTGGTCTCTTACTCTGTTAGATATTTTAGTATCATCTCTCATTTCTGCTATGAAGAAAAGACCTTTGTCATCAACACCACTCTTAAATACGTTCCCTGCTTTACTAATATACACAGGTAATGCGTGTCCTACTTGAACATCAGAGTGCATCACCATTACGTTCCTACCTCTAAAGTTCTTCATGTATTTCTTAAACGCTTTTTTAAGAGCGTCTGTTGTAATAAGATGTCCTTCCCTATCAACAACTTCTACTGATGCGGGACCTCCAACAACCATAAATGAAAATTCACCCTCATCGTTTTTAAGAGCCTCGCAGGCTTCTTCATATTCCACATTGTCAGGGAAAGCTCTGTGTAAAGTTACTAGTTCAGCTGGAGACGCGAGACCCGCGATGTGTAGTCTTTTATATTCATCTAAACCATCGGCGATATCTTCAAGCGTAGTTCTACCAGACTGAGCTTTTTCAAGAGATACAATAGTATCGTCCTCAGACGAAAGCCAGCTTTTATATTCAGTATTACTAGCCATAGTAACCATTGTTTCTCCTATCCTACAGGGGATGCAACTCCCCAAATCACACCTTCGTAAGTTGTGCCAGACCCGCTACCTATTACAGAAACATTTTTTCTGAAATCTAATGGATGTTGACTCTCAAAGAAGTTGTGCTCTGTAGTGTTATTACCAGTTAATTTTACAGCGGCTGTGCTTGCTTCTGCAACAGCATCAAACGCTACATATAATTCTTGTGATGCGTGAGTATTTCTAATCACTATTCCTCTAATCGCACCGATTGGAGATAGATGTCTTGACCTTGATAAGTCTGTAGTCCCTTCCCATTGGTATGTGTTACCACCAGCAAGGTTACCATCTATGTAGTCAATAACTTTTGTGTTTATTCTTTTATCATACATTAACGCATCCCACAACATATTAATATTGTGCTGAGTATTTGAACAGAACTTAACTTTATAAGTTGCTCCACCCGTTGGAAGTTTAAAATGCACTGATACTCTTTGGTAAGATGTAGTCAAACTTACTGCTTCACCAGTAGCTAATACGTTGTCACTAGAATCTAAAATCTGTATTACTGCATCTCCTGATGCTGATGCCCCTCTTACCATTCCTTGTGCACATAAATATGAATCTGCACTTCTTGATGTGCCTCCAGCTAAAGTGTCTGTAGTAACAGTAAATCCTTCTTTAGCTGCTGAGTTAGCTGGGTTACATGTAAGCTCTGCTGACCCTAAGAAGGGTGCTCCTGTTGTTCTTGATATAGCTGACCCTGCTGCTGTAAATTCTGATATACTTGCATTCTCTATTGAAGGGTTTAAAATTCTATTTATGCCGGGACTACCACTATAAGGTAATTCTAAATTTGCTGTAGTAGCTCCTTGGTCTATATCGTAATATGCACTTGAAAATACATTTATTATATCTGCGGCACTTGTTCCAACTGAACCGCTAAAAGGGACGTATCTATCCCATGGTTGTACAGCGGTTCTTGTACTTGGATCTGATTGCCACGTTTCAAAAGATGCTGAGTCTTGATAATCGTTTGTTATTGACATGTATTTGTTCTCCTAATTATATATCCCTCTACGAAGCTGTCCAGAAAATTGCTCAAAGACAGCTTTATCGTAGATTTATTTTTGCGGACATTTTACGCTTTTCCGTAAGCAATAACTCTTATTCCGATACCACTAGCATCTGCTGTGTTACCAAGTTCGTCCAACGCGGCACCGTCTGCACCTGCTTCATAAATTTCTAACTTTTCGTTAGTGTAGTCATATTGTACCACAAAACCGTCAGATTTTTGTGAAATAAGGATAATGTACAGTTCCTCGAATCCTAGCTGTGTAGCAGTTAAAGATTCACCACCCGTTGGATATGAGTCATCAAAAGTAATGTCTTTAATAACATACTTTATGTTGCCGGGAACTCCAGTTACGTCAGGGGCTGAACCGGGCTTTGTTATTGTAATTGCCATATTTTCATTTCCTCCTTATAAATATATGGGGATGAGTAAAGTCCCATCCCCAAATATTATAAGACTATGCGTTTAAGTCTAAAATCGCACCTTGTACGTCAAACCTGTAAGCTCTGAACTCTGCCATTGTGTATAGCAAACCTCTGACCACAAGTGCGTCAGCTGCGAAGTAATCTCTGTTCTCAATAT